TAAGTGGGTAATCATTGATCACCTAAGCATCTTGCTATCCGATAACACAGAAAACGATGAGCGGAAATTAATTGATCGTGTGATGACCAGGCTCAGAAGCTTCGTGGAGGAATGTGGGGTAGGAATGATTTTAATTTCTCACCTCAGAAGAAACCACGGAGACAAAGGACATGAAGATGGAGCTTCCATATCTCTAGGACAACTTAGAGGTAGCCACTCCATTGCTCAGCTAAGTGACATTGTTTGCTGCATTCAACGCAATATTTCTTCGGGGTCCAATACCTCTGAGCTTGTCGTGTTAAAAAACAGATTCAATGGCTGTACAGGCCCAGCCGGGACGCTCTCTTACTGCAAAGAAACAGGTCGATTAGTAGAAATTAAAACCGCTGAAAACCCATCCACTTCTTATGACGACTTCTAACCCGCACAAATTAGTTCTATTTAAAAAGAAAGATTGTGCCCCATGTACTCAAGCTGAGGGGAACCTCAATTCAATCCTTGAGAAACATCCGGAGTTCAGACAATACGTGACTCAAATGTGGACTGAATACCACCCAGCTCTATTAGCTGCTTATGAGTTAACACTATTTCCTTCCCTAATAATCCTTGATACAGATCTCAATGAGATGGCTCGTCATGTTGGTTCAAACAAGATGACTAAGGATTTTTGGTTTAAGGCACTGACAACAATTCACCACAAAGAAAACACTAAATGAGGCTCGCATTTGATTGTGAGACTGACGGGCTTTTAAGAGATCTAAATTGGATCCATTGTTTAGTTACTCAAGACTTAGATACTGGCCAAGTCATTAGATATGACGATTCTGGACAGCATGAATCAGTAATAACAGGCATACAAAACCTGATGGTTGCTGATGAGATTTGGGGGCATAACGTAATCAATTTTGACTGTGAAGCAATCCTTCACTGTTATCCATTTTTTAGAGGATCTACCGCCAAGGTCTATGACACATTGATTCTTAGCCGGCTTTTCTTTACCGATATGCTGGACCGAGATTTCAGGACACGACCTGCAAACATGCCGGCTCAACTTTATGGCCGACATAGTTTAGAAAGTTGGGGCTATCGCTTAGGTGTATTAAAGAGCGAATATGGGAAAAATTTAAAGGGTGATTGGTCAACCTATACACCCGAAATGTTGGACTACTGTGCTCAAGATGTTGAGGTATCTTGTGCTTTAGCTGACGTATTTATACCCAAATTAGCCAATTACACTAAGGCAATTGAGACTGAACATAAGATTGCTGAGATTATGGCTTGGCAAGAGCGAGAGGGTTTCCCTTTCCATGTTGATAAAGCCCATAAATTAGAAAGCAAAATCAGAACAGAACTTGAAACGCTCTCAGACGAGATGCGATCAACTTTTGTGATGGTTGATGGAGGTCGGTTTATCCCCGCACGCCCAAATAAAAATAAAGGGTATGTGAGGGGAGCCGAATTTTGCAGGCTCAAAGAATTTAATCCAACTAGCAGGCAACACATCGCCTTTGCATTCCAAACCTTTAGAGGTTGGGAACCTAAAGAAAAGACTGATACAGGTAAACCAAAAATTGACGAAAAAATTTTGGAGGAAATAGGGACAGAGGAAAGTTTGAAATTTGCTCGCATCCTTACGCTTCAAAAAACACTTGGTCAATTATCTGAAGGAAAAAATGCATGGCTTAAACAAGTAACCAAAGAGCAGAGGATTCATCACTCATGTGTACTCAATACAAACACAGGACGTATGGCTCACATGCGACCCAACTTAGGGCAGGTAAAAAGTGACAAAGAAAGTAGGGAACTATTTCACCCCAGCGAAGGCCGTACGCAATGCGGGTTTGACGCTTCTAGCCTTGAATTACGTTGTCTTAGCCACTACCTTGCGAAGTACGACGGCGGCTCGTTCGCTAAGGAAGTTGTGGGGGGAGACGTACACTCCCTCATGGCATCAATTTCTAAGGTTGATCGTAAAACTCAAAAATCAGTAACGTACTGCCTCATCTATGGAGGGGGAGACTACAAGTTAGGCATGACAGCTGGAGCTAGTAAAACTACAGCAGTTAAAAGAGGTAAGGATTTAAGAAACAAACTTCTTACAGGCATCAAAGGATTCAAAGAACTAAACGATGCAATCCAAGCTCGAGCTCAACATGGAGTCATCAAAGCCATCGATGGTAGACCCATACGATTACAAGGTAAGAACCACGCCGCTCTAAATTATTTACTCCAGAGCTGTGGAGCTGTGATCTGCAAGCTTTGGGTTATTAGGACCAACGAGTTACTCAAGGAAAACAAGATCGACTATTGGCCAATGGCATTCGTTCACGACGAGATGCAATTGTCAGTCAAACCAGAACATGCACAGAAGGCATGTGAGTTAGCAAAAATAGCAATGAAGGATGTACAAGCAAGGCTCGCTTTTCGATGCGAGCTTGACTGCGATACACAGATCGGAAACAGCTGGGCAGATACTCACTAAGCGTTGTAAAGAATGCAAAGAAGTTAAACCAGATTCAGAGTTCAAAAGAAGTGATGGAAGACATAGAGCTACGAGAAATAGATGTAAGGTCTGCTATCGGAAACAAGAGAATTTGAGAAACAGACTTAAGAAAGACAATCCAATTCCTCCTCCTGGTACGTGTCCATTGTGTCAGCAACACACTGAGCAATGGGTATTAGATCACTGCCATAAGGAGGAAGTTTTTCGTGGTTATATCTGCAGCTCATGTAATGCAGGTATAGGTCTACTTCATGACGATCCAAGTGTATTGAGTCGAGCCGTTATTTATCTCACCAATGAAACCACTTAAACTTTTAATAGATGCAGATTATTTTTTCTACCGAGCTGCAGCTGCTAGCGAGGAAGAGCTTGAATATAGTCAAGATCTAACCGTAGTAGTAGGTAGCTTTAAGAATGGAAAATCAATTGTTCAATCTGAAATAGATCAGCTATGCGAGCGATTCGATTCCAAAGATATTCTCCTTACCTTTACTGATCAAACTAATTTTAGAAAATGTGTTGACCCTACATATAAAGGGAATAGAACTAAACGGAAACCAGCTGGGTATCTCAAGCTAAAGAAATGGGGGATGGATAAATGGCCATCACTCATGAAGCCAGCGCTCGAGGCTGATGATGTTCTTGGTGTGATTTGTACTAATGGCAGCATAGAAAACTTTGTTCTTATCTCTCCCGATAAAGATATGGAACAGATACCCTGTCGGATTTACAACTTAAAAGAAGAGTTCACCCAAACCCCGGAGGCTGCTAAACGAAAGCTCTATGAGCAAACGATTCAAGGCGACCAATGTGATGGGTATGGGGGAGCTAAAGGTTATGGTCCAAAAAAAGCAGCAAAAATTTTAGACGACGTTAAAGATGGCAACTATTGGCCAGCCGTCGTCAAGACATTTATTGAGGCAGGGCAAACAGAAGAGGATGCACTTAGAACATTACGTCTAGCTCGAATACTGCAGGCTGAGGACTGGGATGCAGAAAAACAAATGCCAATTTTAATCACCCCGGATGTATACCAAAACAGAACTGACTCACATAAGAAACCATCTAAAAGTCCTAAGCATGTACAGAGATCCCACCACTAAAAAGGGGTTTGTCTATCCCCCCAGTGGTGATGTTGTCTGGCATCCCTGGATGCAATCAATGCTTGAAAGAACTGAACACTACCTACAACGAGCAAAGTACTACGATGACCACGAAATTCTCACCTGACCATTACCAAAGAGGAATCTATGAGGTATGGGATATTATCCACGACCAACAACTCGATTACTTTTTAGGTAACGTCGTTAAATATGTCTGCAGAGCTGGGCATAAATCTAATGAAGAGGAAGTAGACGACCTTAGAAAAGCAGTTGTCTATCTCAAGAAAAAGATAGAGATCCTATCTAAACAAAATACATTTACTGATTATTCTCCCGAGCTCTATGAGGAAATAGTTGAGGATGAAAAGAACCTCATGCCTGACGATGTTTATGAAGAGTTCAAAGCCAAAATCCCTACAAGATACTAAATGCCTATCCCCGATCTACAAGGTCAAGCCATCCAATTTAGGAAGGCTATGGGCCAACCAATTGCTGAACCAACTAGAGACAATCTAGACCTCCAAAGAACCTTAATAATGGAGGAGTACTTTGAGTTTAGAACAGCAGCCAATAACTTTACTGATCAAGAAACTCTAAAGGAATTAGCTGATTTAGTTTATGTATGTTTCCAGTATGCAGTTACTGCAGGTTGGGAATTAGATGAGGCTCTTGATCGAGTTCATGAAAGTAACTTAAGCAAGCTTGTAGATGGCAAGCCCCTAAAAAATAAAGAAGGAAAAGTTTTAAAAGGTCCAAATTATAAACCACCTTATTTAGAAGATTTGATATGAGTTGCAAAAGTAAGATCGCTAGAACTGGAAGAGTTCAAAGCTGGATAGAT